CCCTTTAGGTTGGACAGGAACAACTTATCCGGGCGCATCAAAAACATTGACTGGCACAGTTTCAGGGACACATACAATAACAACTCATGGTAGTACAGTTGTAACAGAGGTTGCAAAAGATGTAGCTCTTGCTGGAGTTAAATGGTCTGTAAGTTCTGGTCATTCCGCAGTATTGACTTATGTCGGAGGAACAGCAACTTCACAACTTGCATATTTAACTGGTGGTGGAGTTTGGGATGAAACTAATCATTTTATTCCTATAACTAAAGGTACTGCCGCTGGAGCCGGTGTTACATTTGGAGACATTCAAATTGCATCTCATGGAGCTGCGGCTGCAGACAGTATTTCTGTACAAGCAACAATCAAAAAATTATCAGGCTATAATGTTCCTAACTATGAAGGTAATTCAGGGTTAGGTTTTAATTACAGGGGATAAATGAAAACTTTTTCTGAATTTAAAAACGATATAATTAATGAAGAAGATCTTGATGAAAAAGTAGTTAAACGAGAAAAAAAGACTGCTGGGGAAAAAAGAGATCAAAAAGTGGCTTATCGTAAGAATAAAAATAAAATTAAGATGAGGCAGAAGAAATATAAAAAAACTTCTGGTTATAAAATGCTTCAAAAGAAAAAAGAAAAAATGAAGAAGATGGGCAAAACTGCAACAGGAAGAGATATGTCTGTAGGAGCTGGTGCTGGGGCTGAAAAGAAAAGAGCTGAGAAACAGAAGAATTTGAGGAAATAATGAAATTCTATAAAGACCTTATATCAGAATTAACTGTTCAACAGAGAATTCAAGCGAAAATGAGGGGAAAGAGATCAGCTAAGAAGGCAGCATTGGGTAGAGCTCGTGCTGCAAAGAAGGCACCAACTGAAGATAAAGTTAAGGCAGCCGTTACTAGAGCGATAAGAAAGAAAGCATTTAAAATAGTAGATAAGGCTGGAGAGTATGCAAATGCAGAAGGTGGAAAAAGAAGTTCCATAGAAACTAAAGCAAAAAAATTGGCAGCTAAGAAAACTGCTGTTTGGGGTAAAAAATTAAAACCAGAAATCAGAAAACAAATGAAAGATGCCTTTAAATCCCGAATGGGTAAAGGTTCAGATTCAGTTCACCACGATGAACATTAGGAGAAATCTATGAGATTAATTAGCGAAGAAGTTACCAATGTAGAATTTCTTACAGAAGCCAAGAAAGATGGTGGTAAGAATTATTTTATTGAAGGTATCTTTATGCAAGCAGACACCAAAAACCGAAATGGTAGAATTTATCCACAGGGTATTCTTCAAAAGGAAGCTAAACGGTATAATACAGAATTTATTGAAAAGAAAAGAGCTTTTGGTGAATTAGGACATCCTGACGGGCCTACTGTAAATCTTGAAAGGGTTTCTCACATGATTGAGGAATTGGTAGAGGTTGACCAAAATTTCATGGGAAGAGCTAAGATTTTAGATACACCATACGGAAAGATAGTAAAGAATCTCATTGATGAGGGTGCTCGGTTGGGTGTTTCATCAAGAGGAATGGGTTCATTAAAACCTACAAAGGACGGCATTCAAGAGGTGCAAGGTGATTTTTATCTCGCCACTGCAGCTGATATTGTTGCCGATCCTTCTGCACCAGATGCATTTGTAGCTGGGATCATGGAGGGTAAGGAGTGGATTTGGGATAATGGTTTGTTAAAAGAACGACAAATTCAAGAATATAAAGACCAAATTGAAAAAAGTTCACGAAAGGACAGAGAGCAGACACTCGTTAGTTCTTTTGGGGATTTCATTTCTAAACTCTAAATATAAATTTTTATAAATAATAATAGTTATAAATTACATAAATTCATAGGAGATTTTCAATGTCTGAAGAAATTTTGGAACAAACGGCTGAAGAACTGGAAGAAGAGCAACAAGCTGTTGCGAAGTCTTCGGGCGAAGAAATCTTAGACGAAGCAAAAGCTAAGGTAAAAGAAGAAGATGAAGAAGGTGAAGAAGAAGCTGAAGAGGGTGATGATGAGGAAGAGGAAGAGGTTGAAGAAGCCGTTTCTGTTCCTAAAACTAAAGCCGGAATGATCAAAGCACTTTATGACCAATTAAATGCCATGAAGAAAGCGGATCTTGCTGATTCTTTTTCAAAAATTATGGGTTCAACTATCCAAGAGGAAGAAGAATCTGATGAAGATGAAGAAAAAGTAGAAGAAGGAATCAAACGAGAAGTTAAGAAACTCAGTAAAGAAGATATTGAGATTGATGTCAAAGAAGACATTGAAGCCATTGTAAATGGTGAAGAACTCTCTGAAGATTTCAAAGCTAAAGCTTCCACAATCTTTGAAGCTGCAGTAGCGGCTAAAGTCATTTCTGAAGTTAATCAGAGGGCTGAAAAATTGGAAGAAGATTATAAATCAGAATTGTCTAAAGCTAAAGAAGAACTTACAAGCTCTTTGACAGAAAAAACTGATGGATACCTTACTTATGTTGTAGAAGAGTGGATGAAAGAAAATGAACTAGCAGTAGAACGAGGTGTTCGTTCTGAGTTAGTTGAAGATTTCATGTCAGGACTCAAAAATCTATTTACTGAGCATTATATTGACATTCCAGAAGAAAAAGTTGACCTCGTAGATGATCTTTTCGAGAAAGTTGAAGAACTTGAGAAGAAACTTGATGAGTCAGTTAATTCCAATGTGGAAACAAAACAAGAACTTTCAAAGTATAAAAAAGACGAAGCTTTAAGAACTGTTTCTGAAGATTTGGCTGATACTGAGAAAGAAAAGTTAGAAAAACTTTCTGAAGGTGTGGACTATGAAGATGATAACCAATACAAAGAAAAGTTGGCTGTCATTAAAGAGAACTACTTTCCACAAAGTTCAAAAGAAACTGTTCAATCATTGACTGAAGAAGTAGAAAATACTGAAACAGATGATGTTGTTGAACAAGTTGAGCCATCTGTTGACTATTACGCAAAGGCGTTAACACGGCATAATCTTAACAATTAAATTTTAACAACATCCACTTTTTAGGAGATAAAAATATGTATCTAGCTGAAGGACTACAAAAGAAGTGGGCTCCTATCTTAGAGCACGAAGACCTGCCAAAGATTAAGGATTCCTACAGGAAAGCGGTTACCGCCGTTCTTCTGGAAAACCAAGAAATTGCCATGAGAGAAACCGCACAGGCTGGTGGGTCTTTTGGTATGATGACGGAAGCAATGGGTAATTCCACTGCAACTTCCTCTTCACATCCATCACCAATAACGTATGCAGATCCAGTTATGATCTCAATGATACGTTCTGCAATGCCTAACCTCATTGCTTATGATGTTTGTGGTGTTCAACCAATGACTGGCCCTACTGGACTCATTTTCGCAATGCGTTCCAAGTATGACACACAAGACGGCACAGACACAATGTACAACGAAGTAGACACAACTCATTCAGCTGATGCTGGTGGGGATATGACTTCTACTGGTACAGCTGGTGTTGCTGGTGCACAAGGTGGATCACCTGCACTTGCACTTAATGGTGCTGGTGTCGCAACGGCTACTGCTGAAGATTATGGTATTACTGGTGTTGCCGGTAGTGCTGGAGAAGATTTTCAACAAATGGCCTTCTCAATCGACAAAGTTACTGTTACAGCTAAGACACGTGCACTCAAGGGTGAGTACTCGATGGAATTAGCTCAGGATCTTAAAGCCGTTCATGGTTTGGATGCTGAAACAGAACTCGCAAACATAATCTCCGCGGAGATTTTGGCTGAGATTAACCGTGAAGTTATTCGCACAATTTATTTTAGTGCTGCTCATGGTGCACAACACAATACCACAACTGCTGGTGTTTTTGACCTTGATACTGATTCAAACGGCCGCTGGTCTGTTGAGAAGTTCAAAGGTCTGATGTTCCAAATTGAACGTGAAGCTAATGCAGTAGCAAAAGCCACACGTCGCGGTAAAGGTAACATTATCATCACATCCTCAGATGTCGCATCTGCTCTCGCAATGAGTGGAGTAATGGACGGATCTGGAGTTGATGACACAGGAAATACCTTTGTTGGAACACTCAATGGACGCTTCAAAGTGTACATTGATCCTTATTTCAGTGCATCTGCAACAAACTTCTTTGTTTGTGGATATAAAGGTTCATCTGCTTATGACGCAGGTCTGTTCTATTGCCCATACGTTCCATTGCAAATGGTTCGCGCAGTTGGTGAGAACTCTTTCCAACCTAAGATTGGATTCAAAACACGATACGGAATGGTTGCAAATCCTTTCGCTATTAGTGGTTCAGATCCTTTCGATGGAGCTGTTGCAACTGGTAACAATGCTTATTACAGGACTGTCAGAGTTGACAACCTCATGTAAGAAATTCATTTAGTTTCGCTACTAAATGACTGTTAAGAAGGGGGAAGATTGGGAAACTGGTCTTCCCCTTTTTTTATCCTTACTAAATAATACAGAAAGGATATTATCAAATGTCAGCACTACAAGCTCTACCATCTAATATAAGTTTCTTATCACCCGCAGGTTTTAAATTTACTCTTGGGCGATATCCTGACGTAAATTATTTTTGTCAATCGGCAGGTTTGCCTGGAGTTAATATAAGTACAATTCCATATATTTCTCCACTCAAGGATCTTGATGTACCAGGCGATGAAGTTACATTTGATGATTTAACTATTAAATTTATAGTTGATGAAAATATGCATAATTGGTTATCCATATGGGAATGGATTAATATGCTTGGTTATAGTACAGAAGCACTTGCAAAAGAAAGAGATAAACGAGATACAGTAGGAGAACTTTCAAGCGAAGCGGTTTTAACTGTACTAACTAGTAACATGAATCCTCAACTAAATTTTACATTTCAAGAAGTTTTTCCAGTATCACTTTCTGCTATAGAGTTTGATAGTACGTTGACAGATATTGAATATGTAACTGCTGATGTTACTTTTAAATATGACATATATGAAATACAAAACTTACTTAATAATGAAACTACATTTTCTGGACTTCCTATTAACAGGGGTTAAGGAGTAAAAATTGAAGCTTGAAGAAATTCAAGAGTTTTGGAATGCTGACCGTGAAATTGATATTACAGAATTAGCAAACGAATCTGTAAGAATTCCTCAGATACACGATAAGTATCTAAAAATCTACATAGATGAACGCATAAGGCTTAAAGGTCTACAGTTTGAGTTAATCAAACTGGTTCGGCTTAAAACGGATTATTATGCCGGAAAACTAACTCAAGAAGAGTTAGAAAAATTAGGATGGGAGCAATTTCTACAACGGCTCCTTAAAAATGAGATATCCACTTACATAGAAGCTGATGAGGATATCATTAAATCTAAGAAAAACATTGTACTCATAGAAGAAAAATGCTACTATTTGGATTCAATCATAAAAATGATTTCCAATCGTGGGTTTCAAATTAAGAGTGCTATAGATTGGATAAAATACAAGAGTGGAATCGTCTAATGTAACCATAACCAAGATTAATGAGGTCTATATTAGAGTTGATACTGAACATTCTATTGCTCAGGAAATCTCAGACCACTTTACTTTTCTTGTGCCAGGTCATACCTTCGTTCCTGCATTCCGTAAGAAATTATGGGATGGGAAGATTAGATTGTATAATGTGATGAATCGTATGCTTTATCATGGACTTCTACCACACTTATGTAAATTCCTATACATTAGAGGATATACAGTAAATTTTGAATCTGACTTTGAAGTTACAAAATGTGATATTGCGTCAGAATTTATTGATTTATTAAAACTTCCAAAAGTTATCAAACCTCGCACATATCAAATAGATGCTGTAAATCATGCACTTTTTAATAAAAGAGTACTCCTCTTATCTCCCACAGCTTCAGGGAAATCTTTGATTATCTATATACTAGTAAGATATTTAAACTTGAAGACATTAATACTTGTTCCAACAATATCTCTAGTTTCACAGATGTATACTGATTTTAGAGAATATGGTTGGGATGTAGCTAATAACTGTCATACTGTAGTTGCTGGAAGAGACAAGGGTTCTGAACTGCCTGTTATCATTTCAACATGGCAATCAATTTATAAAATGCAACAACAATATTTTGAACAATATGAACTTGTGATAGGAGATGAAGCTCACGGCTTCAAATCCAAATCTCTTACCTCTATAATGACCAAATGTATCAACGCAAAATATCGAATAGGAACAACTGGAACACTTGACGGCACTCAAACTCATAAATTAGTGTTAGAAGGTTTATTCGGAAAAGTTTACAAGGTAACATCTACCAAAAAACTTATTGATGCTAAACACTTATCAGCATTTCAAATAAATGCCATAGTGTTAAGACATCCCGATTCCATTTGTTACGATTTAAAAAATATCAACTATCAAGAAGAACTTGAATATTTGATAGGATCAGAAGCTAGAAATAAATTTATAGTAAATCTAGCAAATAGTATGAATGGAAACACACTTTTATTATTTCGTTTTGTAGAAAAACATGGACGGATACTTTACGATATGATAAAGAAAGGATCAAGTGGAAATAGGAAAATCTTCTTCGTTTATGGAGGAACAGATGCAGATACCAGAGAACAGATTAGATATGTTGTGGAGTCAGAAAGAAATGCCATTATCGTTGCGAGTTATGGCGTTTATAGTGTCGGCGTCAATATTAGGAATCTTTCTAACATCATTTTTTCTAGCCCTTCTAAGTCGCGTATAAGAAATTTACAAAGCATTGGACGAGGCCTCAGAAAATTGAAAGGGAAGAAAATAGCAACACTTTACGATATTGCAGACGATTTAAAATTTAAAGAAAAAAATAATTATACATTGGAACATTATCATGAGAGAATACAAATATACAAGGAAGAGAAATTTCCTGTAAGTCATTTTAATGTGCAGATAAAACAGTAAAATTATTACCTATTTCGTTAACACTTCATTATACCATACAGTCAAGAGCTTGTCAAGTGGTTATTCTAATACGTTGCGGTTGACAACATGGAACTTTTATGGTATAATTATATTATCCAAAAATTACAAATAGAAAAGGGAAACATGGCTAATTATGTAGATAATCAACAATTTCTTGAAGAAATGGTTACTTTTCAAAGAGGTATAGCTGAAGCAAAGGAAAATTCTACAGAATTACCACAATGTCCTGAATACATCGGCGAGTGTTTTTTAAAAATAGCTCAGAGACTTTCCTTTAGACCTAATTTTATTAATTACGCCTTTAGAGAAGAAATGATTTCGGATGGTATAGAAAACTGTATTCAATACATGAATAATTTTAATCCAGAGAAGTCTAAGAATCCTTTTGCATATTTCACTCAAATTATCTACTATGCTTTTATTAGAAGAATACAGAAAGAAAAAAAACAATTATATATAAAATACAAAACTATGGACAACCACGCATCTCTTGCTGACAATGTTGAACTATCTTCTAATGATAAACCTGAAAATTATGTATTTGAAACTATGACTAATGACCAAAAAGTAAATATGTATAAATTTATTGAGAATTTTGAAGAGGCAAAGAAAGCAAAGAAAAAAGTAGTACCAAAGAAATCTACATCACTTGAATTGTTCATGAGAGCATAATATGGAAGAATTACCAGAACAAGAAGTGAGTTATACACCTCAAGAACTTTTTTCTCATATTAATGCAGTAGAAGATGAATTAAAGGCTGAATTGAATGAAATCAAGAAAGTATTAAACAAGTTGGTTACAGAAAAGTTGAATAAATGAAAATAGCAATTATTACAGATACCCATTTTGGCGCAAGAAATGACAATCCAATCTTCGCAAAATATTTTAGAAAGTTCTATGAAGAAGTATTTTTCCCCACTCTAGAAGAACGAGGCATTCGTACAGTTATCCACATGGGCGACGTTGTTGATAGGCGTAAGTTTATTAACTGGAAAACTTTGTATCTAATGAGAGAGTTGTTCTTTGATGCTTGTCATAATAGAAATATAAATCTTCATGTAATAATCGGTAATCATGATACTTTTTATAAAAACACAAACTTACTCAATTCAATGGAAGGCCTTCGCTTAGAAAATAATAATCAATGTCATGTTTATACAGAATCCACAGAAGTTGACTTAGATGGAACAAAATGTCTGATGCAGCCTTGGATTTGCCCAGAAAACAAAGAACAGTCATTGGACATGATAGCAAAGACAGATGCACAAGTATTATTTGGACATTTAGAGGTTCAAGGATTTGTGATGCACGTAGGCCAAACTAACTTATATGAGGGTCTTCCTGCAGCTACGTTTGATAAATTTGATATGGCTTTTAGTGGACATTTTCATCATAAATCAGATAATGGTACAGTATTTTATTTGGGTAATCCGTATCAAATTACTTGGAGCGATTATAAAGATCCTAGAGGATTCCATATATTTGATACAGAATCAAGAGAGTTGGAATTTATACTTAATCCTCATGAAATGTTTCACAAGATATATTATGATGAAGATAAGATGTCTTTAGAGTCAATTCAAGAGATGGATGTTACGGTATTCAAAGATTGTTATATTAAAGTAATTATTGTAAAAAGAAAGAATCCATTTTGGTTTGATACTCTAATTGATAAGTTGTATAAGGTTGATGTGGCAGATATTTCTATTGCTGAAAATTTTGACTTGGATGTGTTAGAAAGTGAAGAAATGATAGATGAAGCTGAAGATACTATTACTATACTGTCTAAGTATGTAAACTCTTTAGAACTAGAAAATAAACAAGAACTTGATTCTTTAATGAAATCGTTGTATGCTGAATCACTAACAATGGAGACACTTTAATGACAAATTACGATCTGGATGAAATTGAAAGACAAAGAGAAAGAGAAAGAAAAAGCAGAGGGATTAGACCAGAAGCTAAAAAACATTCTGTAAAGATTGGTGATTCCGAAATGCATTCTTATAAGTTGGAAATTGACGATGAACAATTTTTACAGTTAGCAAAGAAAGCTGCAAAACATAATATTACTTTTAATCAAATGGTCAATGTTACTCTTTTAAATTCTCTCAATGATGATGATTATCAATTTGAGCACCCCCCACAACTTTTAAATGAAGATTAAATGATAACATTTAAGACTATACGATGGAAGAACCTTTTAAGTACTGGAAATGCATTTACCGAAATTCAATTAAATAAAACAAAATCTACCCTCATTATCGGTGATAATGGTGCGGGGAAATCTACTATATTAGATGCTCTCACATTTGTATTGTTTGGTAAGCCATTTCGTTCTGTCAATAAAAATCAACTTGTCAACTCAGTAAATCAAGGTGGTACTGTAGTTGAAGTAGAATTCAGTATAGGTTCAAAAGAATACATAATAAAACGAGGTATTAAGAAGAATTTTTTTGAGATTTGGAAGAATGGCCAAATGCTCAATCAAGATGCTTCAATACGAGATTACCAAGAATACCTTGAAAAGACGGTTTTAAAATTAAACTATAAATCGTTTACTCAGATTGTGGTTCTTGGAAGTTCTACATTTATACCTTTCATGCAATTGAAAGCTAGTGATCGTAGAACAATTATTGAAGACCTACTTGATATAGAAATATTTTCTGTCATGAATCAACTACTCAAGGCTAAAGTAGGAATTAATAAAGAGGATATGGGAACGGTAGATGTGTCTCTTGGATTAGCTAAAGGAGAAGAAAAAGCATCTCAGCATTTGATTGAAAAACTTAAAGAAAACAAAACAATACAAATTTCCAAAAACAAAAAAGATATAAAACAACATGAAAAATATCTCAAAAATTATCAAGAATCAATTAATGAAATTAATGAAGAAATTGAAGGATTTGGTAAATCCATATCAGATGAAACCAAAGTCAGAACTGAAATTAATAAATTACTTGATTACCAGAAAGGTATTGAAAAGGGCATAATTAAATATGAAGAGGACATGGATTTTTATGAACAAAATTCTCATTGTGATACCTGTGAACAAGAAATTCCACAAGAGCATCGTGATAGAATGATAGAACAATTTCATGGTAAAATGCATGAAATGAGTGGAGGATTGGTTCAATTAGGTCACAAATTAGATGATCAGCAAATACGAGTTGATGATATTGAGAAAATTCTTAAATCCATACAGGAATGTGAAGGAAATATAGTTAAAAATCAAAATTCAATTCAAGCCTGTACTCAATATATTAATAAAGTTTCAAATCAAATTGATGAAATATCTCAGATGGCAGATGATATAGACTCTAAAAAATATTCACTTGAAAAAATTAAAGAAGATATTAAGATATATATTGGTAAGAAGGAAGCACTTTCAAATGAAAAATATTTATACGAATTAGCGGGAACACTACTTAAAGATGGTGGAATTAAAAGTAGAATTATTAAACAATATCTACCAATCATTAATAAATATATAAATCTACATCTAGGAAAACTAGATTTTTATGTATCCTTTGAACTTGATGAGGGATTTAATGAAACCATAAGGTCTAGATATCGTGATGAATTTACTTATGCCTCATTTAGTGAGGGTGAGAAAATGAGAATTGACCTTGCATTACTCTTCACTTGGAGAGCCATAGCTAAATTAAAAAATAGTGTAAATACAAACCTTCTAATTTTGGATGAAGTATTTGATAGTTCATTAGATGCCACAGGAACGGACGAATTTTTAAAGATTTTATACGATTTAACAGGCGATGTTAATGTATTTGTAATAAGTCATAAAGGAGATATTTTATATGACCGATTCAAAAGTACTATTAAATTTGACAAACATAAAAATTTCTCAAGAATGGTATAATGGTTGAAATAATTAAACCTCAAGTTGAAAATGAAATTCAAGTTAGAGCATTTGCATTACTCCACGAATCAGATCCCATATTAAAAAAAGAACCTCTTACTTGGATATTTGATCCACCTCAAGCTGATCCTAAATTAATGTATAATATCATGTTGGAAAGTATGGTAGCACATTCTGGTTTGGGTTTGTCTGCTAACCAAATAGGAATGCCTGTTAAGGTTTTTGTTATGAGAGTTTCAGATACGGATGCAATTGTGTGTTTTAATCCAAAAATAATTAAGGAATCGGAAGAAAAAATAATGATGAAGGAAGGGTGTTTAAGTTTTCCAGCATTATATTTAAATATCAAAAGGCCTGAGAAAATTGTAGTAGAATATCAAAACGTAGATGGTGAAATTATAAATTCTCATTTTGAAGGATTAGCAGCAAGAATCTTTCATCATGAAATGGATCACATGGCGGGTAAAACATTTTTAGACAAAGTAAGTAAAGTTCTTATAAGCTCGGCAAGAAAAAAACAACAAGTGGCTTTAAGAAAAGGATTCAAAAATGAGAATCCAATTATAGTCTCTGATTCTTATGATGAAGTTCTTGAACAACAAAAAATAATAAGAAGGAGTTAAGAAATGGAAGAACAAATTGAAAAATTTGGTTCTAATAGAAAACTTAAAAGATTAGAAAATAAAAGACATCGTAATTTAGATAAATTACATTTACATAATATAAGGTCACTAGAAGATGCAAAAGAGCAGGATGACTTTGAAGATCTTTATGAGGAAGAAGAATGAGCGAAGATACCGCAATTGAAGAAATTGACAATCAAAAACAAGAAAGAGAATTACAATTACAAAAAGACATGGCTGATCATTTCATGGAAGGGATTAATCATCGTGTTATGATAGCTAGTAAAGCTCATGAAATGGGTAAAAAAGTAATTATGGTAGACATTGATGGAACTATTTGTACTCAAGTTGGAGATCCAGGCGAACCAATACCCCCCGATGAATTTTTGAAAGCAGAACCATTTCCAAAAAGAATTGAGTATTTGAATTCTTTATATGATGAAGGACACTATATACATTATTGGACTGCGAGAGGGTGTATGTCAGGAATTGACAAACTCAAAGAAACCAGAGAACAATTAGATTCTTGGGGTGTCAAATATAATGATTTAGCTGTATTTAAACCATTCTATGACCTTTGGATTGATGATAAGGGAGTGGGTGTTAGAAGAGATACAGAAGGAGCAATTTCAGAGTTTAAAAAAGATATTAGTCAGGCTATAGAAATGTTGTGAGGCACCGTCACTAGGATGACTACCTAGTTAATTAAAACCAGGGCCTTCGGCGGGATACTCGTCAACCGCTCAACAAAGTATGCACCGAAAGTTTTCTTTTTTAGAAAACTGTATATGGAGTTGGCATTTCTATTTCATAAATAGTTCTTTGTACTATATGTTTTTAACATTTTAAAAGGAGTTCCCCCAATGTCCTTTAGCGTACAGTTACCCACTTATCAAGTAGAAACCAAATCTGGAGCTACACTATACCCATCCCACATAGAAGCAAATAATCACTACCAACGATTAGAAAAAGATAATGTTCCTTGTGAATTATACGAGGATGGAAGATTACAAAAGGAATATAAACCTAGTTAAAAGATTTTATTATGAAAAGTGAAAAAGGAGCAGGGAAGCTGCTCTATCAATATAATGAAGACAAAATTTTGGAAGAAGTGATGGAGTATATCACAGAAACTTACTCTGAACATTACGGCGACCAAAATATTCAAATTCAGGATGTGTTCTCACAGATGGGAATCGCTGAAGATTTTACCCGCGGAGCAGCTATGAAATATTTGTTTCGTTTCGGAAAAAAAGAAGGCAAGAATAAAAAAGACCTGTTGAAGTGCGTTCATTATATAATTTTACTATATCACTATTCATTTAAAGCCGGAAGGGCAGAAGAATGAGAATTATTGAAGATGTTAAGTTGGATTTTTCGGATGTTTTAATCTCGCCAAAGAGATCACAACTGACTTCCCGCAAAGACGCCGACCTTACCAGAACATTTACATTC